GGGCCCAATCCGTGGCCACTCTCGCAAACCCGACGAAGCCTACCGCGAGGCCGAGAAGATGGTCGGCAACGTCGCGAAGGCAGATCTGTTCTCAAGGGAATCGCGCCCTGGCTGGGATGGTTGGGGACACGAAGTCGGCAAATACGACGAGGCCGCCGAATGAAACGCAAATCTCCCCTCAGCCCCGAGGCCGAAGAGTCCCTGCAAGAGCATATCCGCAGGGCCTGCGAGTGGTTGGAACGACGGAAGAAGCCCGAGGAAGCCGAGGCGCGGAAAGGCGTGCTGGCTGAGCTCGCACAAGAACCGAGGGAAGCATGAGAGAGCCGCACGACTGGTTTATCGGTCTCGTCATGAGCCATTTCCAGCTGGGGATTGGCACTTTCTGTTCTCGTTTTGTCCAGAGTGCGCTCCAGCAGGGAGTGGACACATGAGGCCGCACGATCAATTCATCGATGCTGTGATGATCCTATTCCGACGCGGAATGAACACGGCTGATATCGCCAATAAATGGGTTTGCCATGAATGGCTGGTGACGCGAGCGCTGCATATCGGGTTGGAACGCCGGCGGGCGGGGCGGCTCGTGGATGCGATGGGGGCGAATGTATGAGCCGCTGGTTTCGCTGCTACGACGATCTTGTTGACGATCCGAAGGTGCAGCAGCTTCCGGCTGAGCAATTCAAGGGACTGATTAACCTGTGGTGTCTCGCCTCGCAGAACGACGGGATGCTGCCAGCTGCGGATGACATCGCATTCAAGCTGCGGATGAAGGCGGCGAAGGTGGAGCACCTGCTTTCCGTGCTCGGTGAATGCGGGCTGATTGACTCCGATGAAACGGGGCTGCGACCACACAACTGGAACGGTCGACAGTTCAAGAGTGACGTTTCAAACGAGAGGGTGAAACAGCATCGGGAACGGAAACGTAACGTTACACCAACAGTTACAGCAACGCCCCCAGAGACAGAGCAGATACAGAACAGAAAAGAAGATGCCGCTGTCGCGGCGTCAGATCCCGAGACCGACCTGTTTCGCCGCGGCAAGGAAGTGCTTGGAAAGGCCGCAGGAGGGATGATTAAGCAATTGCTGACCGCAAAGGGCGGCAAGATCAATTCAGCCAGAGCCGCAATCGAAACAGCCGCCGGAAAAGAAAACCCCCGCGAATACATCGGCGGAATTCTACGCAATCAGGACGCTTCAGGCGAGGTTTCGCGCTTCGTGGATGGCCGGCTATGACAAAACTGACCTGCTACCACCAGAAAAAATCCATCGTTTGGAGTTCGGTCGGGACCGACGGCAAGCCTCTCGTGGTTCGTCAGCTTCGACACCAGTGCGGGGATTGCGGCCGTCTGCTTTCCAACGCGCTGCCGCATTCCATGGCCAGCCCAGCCACTCCGGATATCGACATCGAAGCGCTTCAAAGCTGGATCGCGCATGACCGCGAGCAATGGGATCGGGGCAGGCTCGATCGTCAAAAGATCGAACAGCAACGTCAGATCGAGTGGCGCACAAACTACGAGGATTACCTCCAAAGCGAAAAGTGGATGCTGAAACGGGAAGCCGTTTTCGAGCGCTGCGATGGGGTCTGCGAAGGTTGCCGCGCGAAGAAAGCAACGGCGGTTCATCACCTCACCTACGATCACATGGGAGACGAACTGCTCTGGGAATTGGCGGCCGTGTGCCGCGATTGTCACGAGCGGGCGCACAACATCCGATGACGACAGCATCAGAAATCCTTCGGGAAAACCGGATCGTTACAAAATCCGCATCGAACGGAAGATATTACGCGATCTGTCCGCAGTGCTCGTCCAAGCGGAAAAAGGCTCATCAAAAACTCAAGTGTCTTGGCGTCACTATCGGGAGCGAGGGGATCAAGTTTGGCTGCAATCATTGCGGATGGAAGGGAGGCGGAAAGTATGAAAACGCTAGGACCAATCGGGATCGAGGCGTTCGAGCGCCGCAACATATCAGCCGAAACAGCCGCGAGATTCGGAATATTTACCGCTAGCCGCGCCGCGGATGGAACGGTGATCCCGGACAGCGCCGGCAACATCGTGGTGTTTCCGTTCCTTGAACACGGCGCCGTGGTGAACGAGAAATACCGCGGGCCAGGGAAGAAGTTTTGGCAGCGCAGCGGAGGCCGGCGCACGTTCTGGAACGCCGATGCGCTTGATGATCCTGCGCTTGAGGGTGGTCAGTTGTCGCTCGTCATCACCGAGGGCGAGCTCGACGCGCTGACCGCTATCGATTGCGGGTTTCCATTGTCGGTCTCGGTGCCAGATGGCGCGCCGGCAGTTGGCAGCGAAGAAAGCCCTAATGATCTCCAGCCCATCGGCGACGAGACGGCAGGCAAGTTCGAATTTCTATGGAATAACCGCGATCGGCTGAAGCGCATCAAGCGGTTTATCATCGCGGTCGACAACGATCGGCCAGGTCAACGGCTTGCGGCTGAATTGGTGCGGCGCCTGTCTCCGTCTCGGTGTTTGTTCATCGAATATCCGGCGGACTGCAAGGATCTCAACGACGTGCTGGGGCAGCATGGCGAGGCTGCTGTCACCGCTGTTTTGAATGCAGCGAAGCCATATCCCGTGCGTGGCCTGTATCGGCTCACCGATTATCCAGAACGAGCGGCGTTATCAATCTTTTCCACAGGATGGTGGACGCTGGATCAACACCTGCAACTGTTCACCGGTGAATTCATGGTGGTGACCGGCATCCCAGGCCACGGCAAGAGCACGTGGGTGCTCAACCTGCTGTGCAACGCCGCTGCTCAGTATGGCTGGCGATCTGCGATGTTCTCGCCCGAAATGCCGACGGTTCCTCATTTGCGTGGCAAACTGCGCCGGATCAGGGGCGGCTCAAGCGCTGAGGCGGACGCCTTCATCAACGAGCATTTTCGCTTCATCGATTCTGATCCGACCGGGAAGGACGATGAAGATTTCGATCTGGATTGGATCATCGACAAGGCGACCGATGCGGTTCTTCGCGATGGCATCCGCTGCCTGGTTATCGATCCATGGAACGAAGTGGAGCATGCTCGGCGCCGAGACGAGTCCATGACCGATTATATCGGCCGCGGCATTCGTTCCTTGAAGCGCTTCGCCAGGCTATACGACGTCGCTGTGATCGTGATTGCGCATCCCACGAAAGAGGTGGGCAAGGACGGCAAAAGCCGGTCAGTGACGCTGTACGACATCGAAGGGTCGGCCCACTGGTTCAATAAATGCGACCATGGAGTCGTGATCGATCGGCCCAATTCCTACGCGGACGAATCCGTTATCAGGATCGCCAAGGTTCGGTTCGATGAAACCGGCGAGAAGGGCGAGGTCCGCATGAGCTACGACCGCGCAAGCTGCCGATACATGGCGCTTGACCGCAGCGAGGCAGCCGAATGACCACGCCCACTCTCACCTGCGACCACTGCGAATCCGAGATAGACACCGCCCTTGATCCGCGCTGCGTGGTGTACGACCCGTCAGGATCGACGGATGTCATCTGCGAGGGGTGCAGGAAGGCCGCATTTGACCGCTGGCAGGAGAGCGTGATGGCGGGCGATCGACACGACCAGCATGAGGGGGTCAAGCGGGGGTGGCGGGCATGATTGGACGTCGCGGATTCATCACCGGGCTTGTCAGCCTCGTGGCGGCACCCACCATCGTGCGTGCAGGCTCGCTGATGCCGGTCAGGACGATGCTCGTCGAGCCATACGGCATTGGTCCAATGATTAGCGCAATACAGGGAATGGACATCCTCGACACGTTCGAGATGCTCGATATGAACGCTGTGAGGGCGGAAATTTTCAAGATCATGGCGGTGCCGCCGCATTGGCTGGTGCAGCAATGAACGAGCCCCTCGCCATCGCCCGCCTGATCGATGACCGATACGAGATCTATCGCGTCGTCACCGATATGGACGCGCTCCACGAAGGGTTCCGCGACCGCGTCGAGGATCTGCAGGTTACCCAACTGTCCCTCGACCAGGCAGGCGGCTTGCAGAACGGATATGCCGGTAAGCTGCTCTGCAATCCACCGATCAAATCGTTCGGCAAGGAATCCCTGCCGCGCATGCTCAAAGCCACCGGAATGGCGCTGGTGCTCGTGATCGACGACGAGCGATTTGCCGAGATCAAGGAGCAATTGAGCAGGCGCACGAGGCCTATGCGCAGCATAGTACGCATCAAGCGTCCGAAGTGGCTGTTCAGTTCGGAAAAAGCGAGCCGAGCAAGCCGCAAACGCTGGCAGGCAATCCCGGTGGCCAAGCGCAAGAAGATGATGCGCAAGGTCGCCAATGTCCGCTGGATTGCTCAACGGCGGCGGGAGCGCTTAGAGGCTCAGGTCAAATCCGAGGCGCTATTTTGACGGTCCAGAAATGCACCGCGATTCGATCATAACGATTGATTTCTGCCCCTCGCGCATCCGGATTTCAGCATCGGCGATCTTCATCATGCTGCCGGCTATCCGACATTCCTCGATCGAGGCATAGCCTGGAATCGTCGCGATGCCCGCACTCGCGCCCGACAGGATCAGAACCAAAACCCAAGTAGCCATTTGTCAGCCTCTCTTGCCGCATTGCGAGCACTTGAACCGCGGTGCCTTGGTCTTGTGCGGGATGCGCGCGCGGCCGCTATGGCCGCAATACAAGCATCGCACAGTTCGGAACGAGGGCAGGTAGCGCACGCGCACGCCGTCCAGCGTCTCGGCCTCGTTGACCAAGATGTCAGCCTCTTGTCGACGGTACGCCTTCCAGCTTAGCCGCATTGGCCTTGTCCCACTCTCGCTTGAGCCGATCGGCTTCAAGATGCATTTCCTTCTTCGTTGGTCTCTTGACGCTCTTACCTTCCGATATCCTCACCGCCCTGGTGTGCCGCCCGACGAGATAGCGCATCCTGTTGGCCTTCCAATCAATGCGTGCTGATCGCAGCCACCTCAATATGGTTGAGCGATCCACACCCGCTACCAGCGCGCCCTCGTCCAAGCTGGCAAGATGCCCACGCACGAACAAGCCCACGACGTGATCCCGAATAGCTGACGATAGTGGTCCGCGATTACCCATCTGATGCAACAACCTGTTGCTAGTTTCCTCACATCAGACAACGCACTGCAAATAAATATATCGATGCATTCGCATCAAATAGGCCTCCTAAACCCAATGAATACGGGCATTCTGACACAGTGCGTTGAAACACCTCCCCAAACGAGCGTATTGCATCGCCCGTCCACACCCGCGCGCGTCTCTTCTTCCAAGCAAGGGCTACGCCCGCAGCGCGGGCCATCCTCAAGTCAAACGATCCCATTTGATCAGTGCGTTGTCACACCTCGCCAACACGCTCCACATCACCACCATGAGCGCATCAGCAGCCGTTCCAGCCGAAACAGTCGCCATTCCCATCAAAGAACGCCGTATTTCAAAGCGAATACGTCAAGCCATTGAGTTGATCGGCCGCAAAGGTATTACACAGCGCGAAGCCGCAAAACAGGTGGGATTGCACGAATCACATCTCTGCCGAACGCTCAAAGAGCCTCAAATACAGGTGTTTATCGCCCGCAGTGCTCGCCAAAACATCCAGCTTGGCGTGCTTAGAGCCTCAAATCGAGTGATGGAGCTCGTCGATGCGGACAGTGAGCACGTCAGCCTGGACGCTTCGAAGCACGTTCTGGCCATCGAGGGCATCAAGCCGACAGCCGACGCGCAAGTGTCTGTTAACATTGACATAAAGGCTGGTTACGTCATTGACCTCACCGATGCACCGCGAGAGATGAAAACGGTCGGAGCCATGTCTGTGACGCATGATGGCAAAACGTCACACAGTGCAAGTGATTGATAACACTATGGAAACAGATAAATGTTCCATAATGGAAGTTATGCGAACTGTGATGTTGATGTCGATCACAAGCAATATCAATAGGTTACGCCATACACATTCCATAATCAAGGGTGGGGGGTGGCCTCTCGCGCTCAGGCGGCGCGCCAGGCCGAGGCCGGGGGGTAAATCGCGACGCCGATCCAAGCACTGGCCTTCACGCCCCTCGATTATCCCTTCGACCATTTTGGCATTGCACCATTTTTTTGGAACTGGAGATTTGCGATGTTGACGCAATCGATGCCGCGACTTCGCGGGGCGAACGACAATCTTCCGATCAGTGCGAATTTCCGGAAGGTGCCGGAGATTTTCATTGAGGTTTATTCGAAGGAGATTTTTGGGTGGGCGGCGAAGTTGCAGCAGTTTGGGCAATTTCTGGAGATTAATTTATGGAACCGGCCGGACGCGAATTTGCTGAGCGCTGATTATTGGCCGACGGTACGGTTGCGGTGTGATTTGACGGTGCATGGGCAGACCAAGGCGCTGCTGATGACGGTCGGTCCGGACAGCGAACTGGACGAGGAGATTATTGCGAAGCACTCGGCGGCGTTGCCGGGGATAATTCTGGCGCAGAAGGCTGCGGCGCAGGCGAACCGGGATAAGCCGAAGGGGCAAGCGCGCTGGGTATTTGACGGGACGATCCCGGAATATTTCGTGCACCGCTACCAGGATGAGTTGCGGGCGTGGGCGCACAATTTCAAGAAGATCGGGTTCAAGAAGCATGTTGTGCTTCGCGAGGGCGGCTTGTCGGCGGCGTCGGAGAATGGCGCTGTTTTGATCGGGGTTGAGCTTGTGGCCCGGATCGACCGCAAGCAAGGCGACGATCTGGAGATCGTGGTTGGGGCGGACGAGCGCAACGAGCGGTTGATCTTCGATCATTGCCAGAAGCTGCAGCGTGCTGGCATTCCGGCGGGGATGGTGCTGGTCGAACCGGCGCGGCCGGGGATACCGATTTTGCCGAGGATCATCCATTGACCTAGCGGCGCCCGCAGCATCCGAGCGGCCGTCCGATCCGGAAGTGTGAGTACGGGGTGAAGTCGGTGTATCGGGTACCTGAGCGCGGCTCGGTCATTCCTCGGTTGCAAGGTCCGGCGGTTGCGAATGCGATCGGTTTCACGGCGCGCATCTGTAGCGATGAAGACGACGAATGATCGAATACGACCCGCAGACCGGTTTTCCGATATTTCGGCCAGATGGCGCGGAGCTGAAGGCGTTCATGCGGGACCAGACCTCGCGGGTGAAGATCATCCAGGGTCCCGTTGGGAGCGGGACGTCCTCAGCATGTTGCATGCATATTTTCCAAAGATCCCTTGCGCAGCCGATTGTGACGCGGGATGGGCGGCCGCGGCAGCGGTTCCGGGCGCATATTTTCCGGGAGACCTATTCGAAGCTGGAGGAAACCACGATTCCGACGTGGAAGGACTGGTTTCTGCCGGGGACGGGTCCGGGTCAGTTCGGGATTTTCTATGAGACGCGGCCATACCGGCATGAGATCCGGGTCGGGCCGCTGGAGCTCGACGTCACCTTCATGGCGCTGGACGATATCCGGGATGCGAAGTCGTTCTTCATGTCGCTCGAGACGAGCCTGATCTGGTTCAACGAGGTGCAGTTCGCGCAGTACGAGGTGTTCTCGGAGGCTGTCGGCCGTGTGTCGCCGCCGCGCTTCCCGGCGATGAAGGACGGCGGCTGTGCGTGGGGCGGGCTGATTGCCGATACCAACGCGCCGCCGGCGGATCACTGGTTGCCGATCATGCGCGGGGATATCGCACCGCCGGACTGGATGACGGAAGAGAAGCGCAAGGCGCTGAAGAAGCCGGAGACGTGGGGCTTCTACATGCAGCCGCCAGGGCTGTTGGAGGATTTCGAGGAGTATGTCGACGCCGGCGGCCAGCGCTCGCGGCGGCTGGTGGGGTATAAGCCAAATCCGGACGCGGAGAATCTGAAATACCTGCCGCCGGCGTTCTACGAGGAGAAGATCGCCGGCAAGACCAAGAGCTGGATCGACGCCAACATCATGAACCGGTCGTCGGTGGTGACGGATGGCCAGCCGGTGTATCCGCAATTCCGCCGCGAGGTGCACGTCTCGGATCGTCCGCTGGTGATGGTGCCCGGCGTGCCGATCACGGTGGGGCTGGATTACGGCCGGCAGCCGGCGGCGCTGATCACGCAGAATTTGCGCGCGGACTGGTTCGTGCATCGCGAGTTCATCGGCCGCGACATGTCGGCGACGGAGTTCGCGCCGCTGTTGAAGGCGTTTCTGTTGCGGGAATACCCGGAGCACAAGTTCAATTTCTGGGGCGATCCGGCCGGACAGCACCGCGGCGAGGCCACCGACAAGACGCCGTTCCAGGTATTCGAGGAACACGGTATGAAGGTGCTGCCGGCGCCGAATCCGCAGAACATGTATTCGATCCGGCACGAGGCGGTGAACGCGATCCTGATGCGGCGCTCGAGCGGCGGAGAGCGTCCCAGCGCGCTGCTGGTCGATCCGTCCTGCATCACCTACATCACCGGAATGAGCGGCGGCTATTTCATGCGGCGCTTGCGGGTGACGGGCGAGCGCTATGCGGACGAGCCGGAGAAGAACCAGTACAGCCACATTTGCGAGGCGGGCGAGAATGCCTTCCTGGGCGGCGGTGAGGGGCGGGCGGTGACGATGGGCCGGCACGCCGAGACCCACGCGGTCAAGGTCTATCGCGGCCACAAGAGCATGCGGCGGATCTCGGCATGAAGGCAATCATCATATGGGGAACGGATTTCCCTTCTAAACGCGCTGGCCGTGCGTTTTCGCCGGAAGTAGTCACAAAGCTGGAGGCTATTTTTGATCGCACTTATAACGGCTTCCCGCTCACCGATGAGCAGAGGCAATCGGTCATAAAGTACGGGCATCCATATCAGGTGGACTCCGCATGAACTATGCGCCCGAGGTCTGGAATGTGGTGTTCAACCGCGAGGCGGCGTCGGGCTGGGCGAAATGGGTGCCGGGCCGCTACAAGCATGTGCGGGCCTATGCCTTTATTCCGGCGACGCGGACATGGTTGTTCTACGATGTCAGTTTTTCCGGCACCGAGATCTCGGCTATCCCGCATGGCCCGGACTCCTTTGACAAGATTTTTGAGTTCATCGGGCCGGAAGGGGCGTCCGATATTGTCGCAGTGAGGCGGTTGCCGGAAAGAAAGCGGGTGTTTCCGTGGTCGAACTGGTGCACAGCGGCGCTGCGCCATCTGCTGCACGTCCCCGGTAGTGCGTTGAAACCAACGTCTTTCTACCATGACTGTCTCAAGAACGGCGGCGTGCCGTTCGAGGCATCGGATGAAAGCACCGTCATACCAGGCTCCCCCCAAAGACCCGACGCTTGTCGCGCTTGACGCGAAAGCCAGCGCCGACGACACCGCCGCGATCCAGAACACCGCCCAGATCGACACCGCCGCGCTGATGGCGCGCTATGGCACGCGATTGGCAATGGCCGGCAGCACCAGCGGCGCGCCGGCCACATCGGCCGCGGCACCCGGCGCGTCCGGATGGATGGCGCCGCTGGTCAATCCGGTGCTGCAGCGGGCCGGGAAGATCTGATGGCGGATCTTCAAAAGGAAGGCCTTGATCGCCTCGCCGAATGCCGGCGCTGGAAGTCGATGTGGGACCTCGATTTGCGCGAGGCCTATTTCATGGTGACGCCGCAGCGCCAGCGTAACGTGCTGTCGACCTCGCCGCCGCCGACCCAGCGCATTCTCGATCAGGCTGATCTGAACACCGACCTCGGCATCGAACTCGCCGGTGACTTCGCCACCGAGGTGATCAACACCTACATGCCGGAGGCGACGCCGTGGTGCGAGCGCGGCAAGGGGATGTTCATCACGCAAGAACAGTTCGACACCATCGCCAAGGATGCCAAGGAAGGCGACGGTTCGATCTTCGATGCCATGAAGGCCTCCAATCTTTATCCCGAATTGTCGAAGGCATTCGATCCGGATCTGTCGATCGGCACCATCGGAATGTGGATCGAGCCGCCGCGACCTGGCGAGGCGATCGTGTGCTCGGCGATACCGATCCGCGAATTCGAGATCAACCTCGGTCCCTACGGCGAGATCGATGACCGCTTTGCGATCCGCTACACCCGCAACTGCTATGTCGAGACACTGCTGGGTAAGGAGATCTGGGCCAAGGTCGACGACAAGATTAAGAAGTCCATCGCCGACAAGCCGTCCGACACATCGGAACTCCGCTGGGGCTTCTGGCGATTGTGGAACGATTACTCCGACGAGTGCTGGCAGCACGTGGTCTTTGTCGGCAAGGACATGGTGCATGATGTCGTGATCAAGGGCGAGGGTTGCTGCCCCTTGATCATCTTCCGCTGGAATCCGAACCCGGATTGGCCCTGGGGCCACGGCCCGCTGCTGCAATATATGCCGACCCTGCGCCAGGTCGACGAACTGGAAGACATGCGGATCCGGCACGCCGAACTGTCGATGACGCCGCCGATCTACTATCCCGACGACTCGTTTACCGAGATCGAGCAGGGGCTGGAACCCGGCATGGCCTATCCGATGCGGGTGGGCAGCGAGAAGGCGGTAGGCCCGATCTACGAGCCGCCACCGACCAAGGCCGGCGATTACGCCTATGAAGAGAAAGAGAAACGGCTGCGGCGGGGCTTCTATGTCGATTTCCCCGAACAGACCGGCGACACCCCGCCGACGCTGGGGCAATGGCTCGACGAGATGGCGCGCGCGCAGCGCCGCATCGGCCGTCCCGGGCTGCCGTTCTGGCGCGAGGGACCGGCCAAGATCTTCCTGCGCTTCAAGTATCTGCTGGAAAAGCAGGGCGCGATCAAGCAGATCAAGGTCGACGGCAAGGCGGTGGCCTTGATGCCGTACAACCCGACCCAGCGCGCCGCCGAGCAGCAGGAAATCGCGATGGCGGTGCATGGGTTGCAGATCGCGGCACAGATGTGGCCCGAGGAATACAAGGTGTGGGTCGACGGCAAGGGCACGATGATGAACCTGTTCGACAAGATGCGGATTTCGCTGATCAAGATCCGCGACAAGAAACAGGTCGATGCCGCGCTGGCGCAGATGCAGCAGCTGATCGGCTCGACGCCGCCCGGCGGCCAGAAGCCGGCGCAGATGGCGGCCGAGGGACAGGCGACCGCGCAATGAGCGACGATCTCAACCCGAAACAGGAAGAAGAAGAGGCGATCGACCGCATTGCCTGCTCGGCCGACGGACGGCTGCTGCATCGCTATTTGCGGCGGGTTCTGGAGGCGGTGATCGATATCCAGTCGGACAGTGCGTTGAACTCTCACAACGGGCGACGCAGTTTGGCCCGAGACTTGATGCGCCTGATGGCCAAGGGAATAGATGAGCACGGAAGCGACCAGCACCGAGACCAGCCAATCCTCACAAGGGACGCAAGGGCAGTCCCAGTCAGCCCAAGGGTCCGGCGCGACCCAAGGAACTTCCCAAGGGTCGACAGCTACGGGGACCACCGAAACCCAGACGGCACAGACCCAGCAGCAGACGGCACCAAGCCGACCTGACTGGCTGCCCGAGACCTTCTTCGACGCCAGCAAAGGCCCGAAGTGGGATGACTTCGGCAAGCACTTCAATGAGATCGTGACCCGCGACGCCGCCGAGCAATCGCGCCGGCTCGCACTCCCGACCAAGCCGGAAGACGTCAAGATCGAACTGCCGAAGGATTTTGTTGTTCCGCAGGGCCTCGAATTCAAGCTCGACGCCACGATGCCGGAATATTCCAAATTGCAGGCCGCCGCCGTCAAGCACGGTCTATCGGCGGAAGCCGTGTCCGATCTGGTCGGCGTCTATGCCGAGACCCTGGTCGGAAGCGAGGCCACGATATCAGCCGCGCATCAGGCCGAGATCGCAAAGCTCGGCGCCAATGGCCCGGCCCGCGTTACGGCGCTTGAGACCTTCTTCACCGGGCTGGTCGGTTCGGACGGCGCCAAGCAGATCAAGGGCATGGCGGTGACCGCCGGTCTGGTGCAGGCGCTGGAAGCTGTCGCCTCGAAGTTCGCCTCGCAGGGCACGGCCTCGTTCTCGCAGGCGCATCGCGAGCCCGGCCCGAGCGGTCAGAAGGTTTCCGATGAGGTCTACGCCAAGATGAGCGACCGCGAAAAGCTCGACTACGCCAAACAATTCCCCCAATCGCAATTCCAGGCAGCTTGAAAAGGACGCTTGAGCCATGGCCGTCAATAACCTGATCACGCTGACCGAGTATGCCAAGGGATTCGCCAAGGAAGACATCCGCCGCGCCATCATCGAGATCTTCACGCAGAAATCGGATGTGCTCGAGGTGATGCCGTTCGAATCCATCAACGGCTCGAAATACCAGGGCTATCGCGAGGCGGCGCTGCCGGTGCTGCAGTTCCGCGGCGTCAACGAGGCGTCGTCCTCGGGTCACGGCATCATCGCGCCGTTCGACGAGGCGACCTACATCATCGACCACGACATCGACATCGACCGCGCGATCGAGGACCGCCATGGTCCGGAGCGCCGCAATTACGAGCAGCGCATGGGCATCACCGGGGCTGCAAGGCTCTGGGTCGACACCTTCATCAAGGGCGATCAGTCGGTCAATCCGCGCGTATTCAACGGCATCCAGATCCGCTCCAACCTGTTCGGCCGCAAGTTCCACAATTCGGCGGCATCCGGCGGCGGGCCGCTGCAGTTAATCAACCTTGACCAGATGATCAACAACCTGTCGACCAAATCCGGAACGTCCTATCTGCTGGTGCCATTCAATTCTCTACCGCTGTGGGTTCAAGCTGCGCGCACTTCGACCCTGACCGGGTTCGTGATGCAGACCTGGGATGATATCGGCATGCCGAAACTATCCTATGGCGGCAAGCGAATCCTGTTTGGTTACCCGAAGGACGACCAGGTGCCGGTGCTGCAGTTCAACGAGGTCGCCTCTGGCGGCGGCGCGGCGGTCACTGCCTCGCTGTACGGCCTGACGCTCGGCGAAGGCATGATGAGGGGCATCCAGGTCCGCCCGCTGACGCCGGAAGACGTCGGCTTGCTGCAGGACCGCAAGACCTACCGCACGCATATCGCTTGGGACGTCGGCTTCGTCGACGAACACAAGTTCTGCATGACCCGTCTCGATAGCTGGACCAACGCCGCGATCATTCCGTAACATGGTGAAGGAATTTTTAAAATGAGCGGTCAGCCATATCGCAGGTTTGCAGTGATCACGCCGAGCAATGACGTGATCAGTCCGCCGCCCGACGCCATTCATGTCAGCGGAGGCGGACACTTGACGGTTGTGGGGAGCGACGACGTGACAGTTTCGTTTCAAACCACAGGGCCTATGCTGTTTCCGATTTCGCCGAAGAAGGTGACGACCGATACTTCGAATTTCACGATTATCGCCCTCTATCTCGATTGAGGCAGAACAGGAGCACCGCCCGTGTCTTTCCCGAACCAAAGGACTTATGCGTTCGACGCCAACAATCTGGTATCGGACAATGCGGCTGCCTACATCGCGTCGGGCTATCTGCAGGCCGCCGGTGCCGATGGCATCCTCGATCTCGGCGGCAACCAGGGCGTGGTCATCACGCTGCCGGCGATCGATGACACCCCGACCTACACGCCGCAGCAGGCGCGCATCGACGCCTATATGGTTCTCGACGTCACCGCCATCGACATCGCCTCGGGCAACGAGACCTATCAGCTCGACATCATGGTTTCGAACGATCCCGGCTTCGCGGCCGGAAACGTGGTGTGTGCTGGCGGCATTCAGCTCGGCAAAGGCACATCCTTGCGCGGCGCGGTCGCGCAGAAGGATAGCGTCATCGGCCGCTATGAAGTTGGTTTCACCAACAACATCGCCGGCGCGATTTACCAGTATCTGAAGGTCTACCTGACCGCCGGCGGCACCACGCCTTCGATCAACGTTTTGGGTTTCATCGCCGTAACGCCGGAGCCGTAAGCCATGGAAAAAGAGAAAACCGCCGTGCGCGGCATCATCAAGAACGACATCGATGCCCAGGGCAACGTCGTGCTGTGGGACCATGGCCCGAGCGAACCGGGACCGCTGGTCGAGAAGGACAGCGACGAATACAAGCGGATCGCGGCCGAGGCCAAGGCATGGGATGCCAAGAACGGCGAAGGCGCGATTCCGATCACCATGACTCCGGGCGACGCCACGCATGCGATGCTGGCCGATCCCGATCGCTACAGCCTCGATCCCGATGTCAGCGAGGCTGAGGTCGAGGCCGAGATCAAGAAGATCCAGGAACAGCGCGCCAAGGACAAGAAGACCGCCGAGGACCGCGAAGTCGCGGCGCAACTGGCCGCCGACCGCAAGACCGCGATTGCCACGGTGCGGGCTGCCCGTCTCGCCGCGCTGGCCGAAGCCAAGACGCCGAAGCCGAAACCCGCACCGGTACCCGTCAAGACGCCAGCGCCGACTTCGGCGCCCACTCCTCCAGCCCCGGTCCTCTGATGACCAGCACCGCCTACAAGGCGACCATCGACGGCGGATCGCGCATGGTCGATCCCGATGCCGGATCATTGCTGGTCCGGATCTGGGATCTCGGACCTCGTCAGCCGATGATTCCGGACAAACCCGACCTGCCGGAAGGCAAGGAAGGCTCGCCGGCGCATGATCTGGCGATGATCGAGTTCGAAAGCGCGCTGGAGAACTACAAGACGGCATTGAAGGCCTATGGCGCCGAGAAGAAGGCGTTTGCCGAATGGCACAAGACCTACGCCGGGCCCTATCAGTTCGAGACCCATTCGGTGAATGCGCGCGAGGCGATCCAGATCGAGCCGGAGCGCTACGTCGCCGAACTGCCGAAGGGTCGCAAGCCCGGCAAGTGGCATCAGGACAATTTGCAGCACGAGGCCGAGCAACGTCGGACCTTCGCCCAGATCGTCGCACGCGATCCGATATTCGGTTCACAGGGAGCACCAGCATGACCATCCGAAAATATCTTCTCGCCGGCCTTGTCGCATGGGCGGCCTTCCTGTGCGGCGCCCCGGCCTTCGCCGCCACCCAGATGCTATGCGCTCCGGATGTCTCCGGCGGCGTGCAGGGACCACGCCGCGTTGTCAACTCCGCTTCGACGGCATCGCCGCAGCCATCCTATCAGCTCAATGCTTTCGGCTGTGCCGTCATCAACCAAGCCGATATCGGCTTCTTCCTGAGCCAGGGTTTCACCGCCGGATCAAGCGAAGGAACCATCATCTTCACCACCGGTGTCGCGACCGGCACCACCGACTTCGTGATCGGCAACGTGCCGGCCAACATGTCCATCACCGCGATCATCTATTCGAACGCGGTGGCGGCGGCGGTCACCGGCGGCATCTCGATCGGCACCACCGCCAACGGTGTCGACGTGGTAGCGGCGCAGGCGGTCGGCGCCTCGGCGCTGACCTTCACGCCGCCTGTCTCGATCCTGAAACAGCCTTTCTCTCTGACGGCCGCAACCCCGTTGCATGCCGCTGCCGTCACTGCCTGGAACTCGGCCAACGTGACCATCACCGTGAAATACGCTTCCTTCTGAACTTGCCAGCGCCTCCCAGACTTGGGCCACTCTTCGGAGTGGCCTTTTTCGTGGTGCATGGGTGCGTTGCCTGTAGAGGCGGTGCGGCACACGGTCGGCGCCATGGCGAGCTTCGAATGGCCCTGCGACAAAATTTCGTGCATAAATTCCGGTCTTTCCCAGACCGGTGATAATCTTGTGGCCGTCGCCGACGACGGATCGAACGAATGGAATGTCTGCTCACCAGCCTATGAGCGCGCGCTGGCCTACATGATGGAGCAGCACGGCTGGACCGCGGCAACCGATGTCCGGACCCTGCAGCCCGCGATCAATGCTCCGAACGATGATCTCTATGATACGGCCTATGCGTTTCCGCTTGATATGGTGCATCTGATCTGGGTGCGCGTTTCCGACCGCCCGGTCAATTACGATATCCTGGCCGGGCAGCTTATTCTGAACGCGCGCGGCGGCAATCCGCAGCCGGTGCTGCCGAACACGCCGCAGCCCGTCACCATCAAGGCGGTGTTCTCGACCAACTCCGATCCGGTGAATTCGACGCCGACCTTCGTGCTGGCGCTGGTCGGGTTCGTGATGTCTGGCATCTATCGCGGCCTGCACAAGGACGTGGCCCAGGCCGAGCGGATGTGGAACGGCGCCAAGATGCTGCTGCAGGAGGCGATGACGCGTCATGACCAGCAGAAGCCGAAGCGGGCGATGTTCAATTCGCGGCTGTCGAGCGCGCGGCAGATCCGCCGGCCGTGGCCTTTGATCCCGCCGGGTTGGGGTGGTAGCGGCAGACCGGGCTAGGTGATCTGCCATGGTGCAACAAATCCTCGGCGGCCAGAGCGACTTTTCCTTCGGCGAAGTCGACCCTGATCTGAAGCGACGTGACGACCATCCGGCGCGCAAGGGTGGCTTGCGCCAAATGGCGAACATGCGGATCCGAAATTCCGGGATTGTCCAGAACCGCCCCGGCCGTTCGGCGCTGTTTCCGGCGCCCGCCAAGGGCCGCATCGAAGAACTCACGATGTCGGCCGGCAACACCTTCAAGATCGCGTTTGGATTTGCCGGAGGCACCGGCACCATCAATATCATCAATTCGGCCGGCGCCGTGGTCGCGACCTTCACCGCCCGCGGTAGTGGCGCGGCGTTGCCGTGGACGCTCGCGACGGTGAACCAGATCATCTATGCCCTGATCGGTCTGCAGATATTCATCACCTTCCCCGGGATGCGTCCGCAGGTCATCACATGGGACGGCGCCGCAGCGTGGAATATCGGCGACTATACCGAGCTGCTATATGGCACCCAGAAGCGAACGCCGTTCTACCGGCTGTCGCCACAGGGCATCTCGCTAGGACCATCCGGCACGACCGGTGTCATCACACTGACGGCGACGGCGCCATTATTCACGACGGCCCATATCGGAACGCGCATGCGATGGGTTGGGCGCCAGGTGCTGATCACCGCAGTTCCCGCGATACAGCCAAGCCCGACCGCGACCGCGACCGTTCAGGAGGTTTTGAACACCAGCGTCAGCCTGACGACTTTCACCGACCCCCGAACGCAATTGTCGATTGGTGACGAGATCATTGGAAAGACTTCCGGGGCCAAGGGTATCGTGACGGCGCTGTTCATCGCCAATATTCGGGTGGTGCTGCTGACCGGCATAAACTTCGCCAGCGGTGCCGATCCGAACGAGGATGTCATTGGGCCAGCCGGTGTCGTGCACATTCAGGCCGCGGCAACTGCAGTCATAGCGCCGGAATCGACGACGTTCTGGGACGATGAGGTGATGAACGATTTTCGGGGTTATCCTTCATCATGTTTCTTCGATCAGTTTCGGATCGGCTTCTGCAATTATCCGGCGATCCCCGGAGCTATCGGCTGGTCGGCGATCAACCTTCCGACCGATATGTATGTCGGCGCCAATCCTTCCGATGCGATGCTCGAGATCGCGCCCGGCAAAGTTAGGGTGCTCTATGTCGTGCCCGGACCTGAAAGCTCGGAATTCGTGTTCTGCGACCGCCGCGTCTATTACATTCCAATCTCTCCGACCAATCCGTTGAAGCCCGGCAGTGTCGGCTTTCAGATCCTCTCCGGAGACG